CTTGCCCTACAACTCGCCTAAAACGTGCTGAGGCTTGATACACACCGCCCGAATTGTTAAACTCGGGAAAAGCAATAACTTCATAACGCATTGACTTCATAGATTTAATAACTTCCGTCATTACATTATTTACTCTTGATTGACTTACGTTGTCAGTAACATCAATCTGAAATGCACTCAGTACAGCGTTTATTGTCGCACCCTCTAAGTCTTGACCTTGTTCGCCGCCCGGTAATTCGTGTATGTATACACTCGGAAATTTCGGGTCATCTTCGACTTTGTCCGATGTGGTATAATTTAAGTCAGGGTATTTAGTTTTCAAAGCTCCTATGCCTTGAAATTTCACTCTTGATGTAACTATCGGCGATATTTGATTAGTCCACATCAGCCGAACACCTCCCTTGCAATTTTTTCTACCGAACGTATAATCTCTACACTTGCATTGTACATAGGCATTGTCGCTTTAACACCATAAGAATGTCTCCACTCCTGAGCGTTTTCATCCCAATAAAACCAACCCTCATCCTTGAATGCGTGTACTTGATTTGGGAATGTACCAACTCCGTACCCGAATTTGTCAGATAACGGATTTGCTGTCTGATTGTAACGAATACCTGCACCAAATTCAACCGCAAGCAGAATGTTAAAAGGCTCATAATTTTCGCTTTCCTTAACCTCTCCTATTGCAATTAAAACCGCCTTACAACCCATTTTATTGGGGTCAATATCAGTTTTAAGAGTTATGTATTTTCCAAGCGGAGATTCTGAAATTTTAGCCGATGCAACAGTTACACCCAACTCCATAAGTCTTTGTGCAAGTTCTCGGCATTTGTTTGGCAATTCTACATTTTTATATTGCAATAATTGTTGTTTAAGCTGTTCTATTCCGCTTACCGTCAATTTGGTTTTAAATTTACGTTTTGCCATTTTAACACCGCCTATTTAACAATTTTCGCAAGTAAATACTTTGTTTGATTAATGCTTGGAGCGACTTTACGAATACGATAATCAGCTGAATTTGCATCAAGTTTACCGTCTATATATAAAACATCACTTAAATGCCAAATAAGACTTGTTTCATCTATCGGAAGTTCATTCTTATTCATTATCAGCATAGCATCGTAATCAGATGTCGAAAGTCCAAATTCTTGTGCCTCAACTTCACCGCCCGACATTCCTATATTGCCATAAAAAGAAACAGGCTCAGAATACAACAATTCCTTTTCGCCTGTCTCTCGGTAATATTCATTCCCCTCGGTGTCGACATAATCAACTATCTTATTACCCTCATCATCAAGAACATAAATAGGTTGCTCACCCAACAGCAAAGAAAATTTCATATTTTGTTTATTTTTTGCAAGTGTTCTCATTCTTCTACCTCAGGAAGTCCTGCAACGGATGTAAGAACTGAGTATATAGCCGCCACAGCCGATACAGATATTACAGTTGTCCAATTAATATCAATAAAAGCTTGACCTATTGTTAGCATAGACAACGCAGTTTGAGCAAGTGTTTTAATTGCTCTTACGCTTGTTGCTTTTAACCACTTTTTACTCTTTTCACTCATTGCTACTCAACCTCCTTAATATTAGCCATTCGGAATACTTCGTCAAGTCTTTTGTGTTCAGCTTTGTAGCTTGCTTCAAGCTTGACTATTCTTCCCTCGTGGTCTTTTATATCGTTCTGTATATTTTTTACAGTTTCCCTGATGTCTTTAGTGTCCTCACTAATATCATCAAGCTTCATATCAATTTTTGTATCTCTTGCCACTCTGTCCTCAATATCTTTTACATCAGTACGTTTTCCGTTCTTTACCGCAAAAAATATAGCCACAAGAGCCGACATTGCACTTACAATAGATACACTTATTGTAATTCCCTCAATAACGCTCATAGTTCAAGTTTCTGCCTTTCTCAATATTTTTTGTTTTACAGCCCACCGCCACAATAAGTAAAACACCCTGCAAGTTATAAAAACTTACGCACAAACGACTATAAAATTTTCACAAAAGCGTGAACTCCCCTGAATAATTCATCACGATTTACCCAAGTTCGGCTTACACCGTTTTCGTTGTGGGAACTCTGCCCCTCAGTTCCGATTTGGTTATAATCGTATAGAGCCACACTTTTTATGACAGAATAATAATTATAAAGGTCTTTTTCAATTTGTTTATCAGTATAAGATGTTGCTTCATAGTTGCGTTTCATCTTTACTTCACGAATTGCATTTTTGACCTTTAACGCAAGAATGTCTGCATTGAATGTAGTGTCATTCCCTAATTCAATGGTCAATTCCTCAACTATTTCATTTTGAAGTTCTTCACTCAATGCTTTCACCGCCTATCATTACAATCCGAATTTTTCCGCAAGAATTTTCTTTAATTCTGCTCCTGTTATACTCTCCGCACCGTCAATACCGTTTTTAACCGCTAAATCTTGCAATTCAGCGGTTGTCATACGGTTGATTTCTGTTTTAGTGTATTGAGTTTCGGATTGCTTTACATTCTCGTTTTGAGATTTAATACCGTCAGGAACTTCCGTTCCGGCAGGATACCATTTATCGTTTTTCTTAACGATATAAGGATATTTAGCCATTCCGATTACCTCCTAACTTTACTGTGCAACTTCGATTACAAATGTGCTATCCATACCCTCGTATGACGGTAATGTAATTTCCGAAGCTGTTACAGATGTAATTGCAGGTGGTCCGTACTCTGTCTTTGTCGCAATTGCAATACCAACACCATACATTGAAACGTCAACATCAGCTACCTGAGAGGCTGTTCTTTCCTCAGGTGTTGTACCAAACCAAGTTGAGCCAAGAGGACCTGACGGAAGTAAAGTTACCTTGTTATCAGGATAGAAATAATGTTCATTTCCGTCCTCGTCTGCATACATCTTGTCATACAGAATAACAGTAAGCTTTGTTCTTGATTTTACAACAGAGTTTACGTTATCGTCTGTAAGTTCAATGTTCGCTGTAAGGTTCTGTGCAAGAATTGCGTTCTTAACCTGTGCATTGCTAAGAAGATACTCAAATGTATTTGAGTTCATAAGAACATAAGTTGCAATCTTACCTTTCTTTGCAAGAGCTTTTCTTGCGTTGTTAAGATCTGTAAGTGGTGTAGAGTTTTCTGTATCACTCCACATAGCTGTGTCCTGTAACTGTAAATAATGCTCTGCCGCATATTCGCCATTCGGGTCATAGTCGTACTCATACTTAACTCCGTCCGATTCAATACCGATTACAGGGTGTCCCTGAGTTGTTGAAAGCAACTGCATTCTCATTCTTTCAGGAACTACTAAAGCACCCTCAATAAGTGTATTTGTATCATCGTAAATGCTCTGCAAAGCACTCTGAAGATATGGGTCATTCTCGTCACGAACACGGTCAATCTCTTGCATATCTTCCTCTGTAACAATCATCTGCTCACGGAAAAATGCCATCTGTGTCTTTTCTGTCTTTAAGCCACCTCTTGCACGAATAGCAGGTAGTGCATCAAAATTTGATGGCTTTAATGACACAGGCAATCCCTTGTGTGTCTTTATCCATTTAAGGTCAAGTCCCATTTTCTTTTTTTCAGGGAAATACCCAAGTCCAAGATATGGTATCTGATTGCTTGCATCCTGTGTTGCTACTTGTGCTATTGAAGATGAATTTACTACTTCATTTACTAACATAATTCTTCTACCTCCTTGTATTATTCAAAAACAACCATTGGCAAAGCTGTCTTTACTGCATCATCGTATGTAATTCCGCAATGTTTCTCTGCCACAACTGTATTGATATATGCTTTCTTTAGCAATGTTCCCTGCGGTCTATCCTCTGTAACATCGTGAAGAAGAATACCAAAAACTGTTGCCGAGTTATCAACAACACCTGTTTCTCCAATTGGTGTACCAGCCTTGACAATCTTCTTGCCACTTTCTGTTGTATCTGTAACCGAACTGAAATCAAGTGTCTTAGCTATCCCCTCAAAAGGTTTTCTTTTAAGGATTTCAACATCGTTGTAAGTTGTCTGTTCAAACTGCATATTTGACATATTAGTTACCTCCATTTATATAGTGTGATAAAATATTATTTTCTTGTTTCTGTCCACCTATAAACTTTGCAGCAATTCTTTCAGCTGTGGACTTTTCGTTTTTACCGCTTGCACCGCCATTTGGATTAGGTGTATTGTCAAGCAACGCCTTTTCTTTTAATTCTGCCGCCGCTTTCTCTCTTTCGGAAATAATCTGACCAAGTGTCGCAAAGTCAATTACACCAT